TTGTTAAGACGATAAACCTTTAAGATAAAGACCGCCCTACCGTTGTTATAGTAGTTTTTCTTTATGATCTATCTTGTCACTACTCCTTACTGTATGTGAGTAAAATAATTCTTTCAACCCTTTTAGTTGTAGAACTTCCTTTAAGGTTATCCTATCAAAAAACAAACCGCTACACTTAAATTTTAAATAGTGTGTCACCTCTTCACGTTCTAAAGCAAAAGTAAACTCTCCATTAATATGGCTCTTAAAATAAAAGGGAAGCTGAGTACCTTCTTTTATTAAATCTTTTACATCCTCATAATATGTAGACGTTATGCAAGAATATAAATAAGAGTATGTCCTAACGTTTTTCATAATTATTCTATTTACTTACTTCATAACACCCGTTCTTGTCACATTTACCTCCTTTGTGGTAATCGCCTTGATCACAATTAACTTTGCATGGCATCCATGGCATTGACACACTTGGCACTATTGGCTGGAAAGGAGAATGAAACGTCAATTGATTTAACCAAATACGTTTAGTCTTTACTATCTCTTCTATCTCTTCTTTAGATAATTCCCAACACGTAACCGCTTCACCTGTCTCTTGTGTTCTATTGAGGTATGCGGGTAAATCTTGATATTGTGGCTGTCCTTTACCAAATACTACATTTTGCTCTTTAAATTCTACTGGCTTCATAATTATTTCTTATTGTTTTACTATAGTTAAATATTTATAGGTCAAATGTTTTAATTGCTTCTGTTATTCTAACCTTTAACCCTTCAACCGCTTCCTCTAATGTGCTATAATAAACACTATCGATTATTACTAAATAACCGCTTACTCGTAGCTTAGCATTTGAGTAGTATCGCTTTTTACCCTGCGGCCTAGTGCTGTTATAACTAATCATTATATCCTCTAACAATTCATCTTTCTTTAATTCCATGATTATTTTATTATAGTTTTAAATCGCTTCTAATTGGTTATATAGCTCCTTTAATTGCTGTTCTTGTTCTAATAAAACTACCTTAGTGACCGAATCGAAAAGAGTTTTATTTTCATGGATTCTAAGGGTGTAATAAACATCATTGCTTCCTTTAATATAAATATTATTAGCCCGCTTAATATTTTTTATATTCATTTCAATTTGTTCTATCCTGAACAATAAAATATTGGCTTCTCTTAATTTATTAATATCCATGTTTGTTTAATTAATTATTCATCGAAAGAGTTATTTATTACCCAAGTATTAACCATGTGCTTTATTTCCTCTTCTCTCTTGTGTATAAGGACTACACTAGGCTTAGAGCTAAGATGTAAGTAAAAGTCATCCAAGAAATCTATTAGTCCTTCTCTGGTGAAAGATACTTTCCAATCAAAAGGTAAGTCATCACTTACTGTTATTAATAAGCCACCGCAATCACCACATATATCTTTTTCTTCTATCGTTACTGTTCTGCACTTATCGCATTGTTTCATAGTTCTTGATGATTGTTGCTAATCTTAAAATTTCTTTATCCTGACTTCTAATGATGCTAATTAGTCTTCTATGCTCCTTCTGTTGCTCTTGTATTATTGTATTGAGTCGTTCTGCTTCTGATTGGTTATTGTTTGTTATTACTGGCTCTGTTAATGAATTAAGTATTGATACTATTCTGATTAAGGCTCCAAGCTTTATGTTAGTTCGGTCACTTGGTTGAACTCCTTGCGAGTGTTTTAATATTGATCGTATGTGGTCATTATTACTCAATCCTTAAGCTTTAAATAATACTTTACCTTTCTTTAATCTCTTGATTGCGTTTTTCATATTTAATGCTTCTACATAGTAGCAACCTTTAACAACGTCTAATTTTTTATTATTCCTTTTCCCTAGTACAAACTTGTCTGATTCTCTAAAAATCGCTTCTGTTACCAGTTCTGTCTGTGGATTAAATTGAAATATTTTACCACCATCGATTTTAGGGCGATAAGAACCTAGTAATTTATATTCTTTTTGCTGCTTCTTTTTTTGTGTAAATACTTGTCTCACAGAATAGGTTTTTTAAAAATTGAAAAAATATCGTTTCTGTTTTTTGGTATCTTATCCCCGTCATCGTTTAAAATGTAGTCGATTAAAATGCCTTTGTGTTTCTCCTTTCCTGACTTGATGTTATGGTAATGATGGCTCATGCTCATTAGGTTCGCTTTATCCAATTTTGCTCCACCTTCTTCAACTCTAATAATATGGTCCGCTACATTTGTTCGAACTGTTAACCCGAAATGTGTAGCCACTTCACATAAAGGTGTTTCACTCCTTATTATCTTAGATAGCTTTTTCCAATGCTTTGTATCGTGAAATCCTTTACTATCTACCTTTCTAGCAAATGGTTGTTTATCAATTTCTTTAACCCAGGGCAATTTGTCGGCTTGTCTCTTTATTGTAGGCATGATTCGGATTTACTTGATAATAGATATGTTTACCTTCTTTCAGTCTTTCTAGTAGTCCTTTCTTCTTTAGTGCGGTAATTGCTCCATATATCGGTGCTGATTCTTTGTGGCCCATCTTTAAGGCTAAGGAGTGCGGCCTGATCTTTCCCGATTGTCTAAAGGCTTCAAAAACGGTTTGTTGCTTATTGGTGAGCTTCATAATTTAGACCTCCTTTGTGTTGCTCTTTCGTCATACGCTGCCTTTAGCGCTCCTGCTACCTTAGCAAGGTTCCAAAGCAACCACCATAGGTTTACTCTTCCACTTGGTCTAAATATCCTAGGCTTCAACGGTTCCAGTATAACATCTATGATATTAGGTTCTGTCTCTCCTTCTTGTCTTGATTTAGAAAGAAGCTGCAAATAAGATACTCTTGATTCTGAATAAGTTGTATCAAATTGATTTCTCTTGAATTTCATGTTAGGCCACTTTAGATATTAGCCTTTGTAGGTTAACAATATCCCTTTCAGATGATTCCAAAATAGTACCGTCATCTCCACAAAGAGGGAGAGAATCATTATTTTCTCCCTTATTTATTTGAAAAATATTTTTAATTGCTTCTAAATCAATAAGTTCTGATACTATTTTATTAAGATGAACGGTTCCAACTATCTGTTTTTTCACATTTACATGAAATCCGTTAGGGAAAAAGGTATTCAGAATCAATGATTTAAGTTCTTGCGAACCTTGTTTTAGTACTTTTTTAAGGTTCGGTATTATTTTAATCGTTTCTTGTATTACCCTTTCATTTAAGAAGGATTCATTATTTACATTGTCTATAATAATAAACTTGTGTTCTCGCTGCTCTTCTATAATTCCTTTTAACTCTCTGTATTCTTGTAACTCTATTTCTCCTATTGCATATTGACGGTTTAATTCCTTCATTCTTTCATCGATGCGGTCGATATCTCTTTTTGCTGTAGCTTTTCGGTTAGCCCTGTCTTGTTCGGCTTTTTTGAATTGTTGCCTTACTTCATTTTCTATATAATCAAGTATCCCTTTTTTGATCTTGAATTTGCCGAAAAGTTTCAATATTAAATCATGTGTAGCATCTACTCTTATTGATGTTCCTTTTTTTGCGTGGTAGTACTTGTATTTTTTGCTCCTACCTGTTGAAGCAGATGCGGTCATTCTTCTACCTGTACGTTCACAAAACACGTGCCCTTTTAACCAGTAGTCCACTTGTTTCGTTATCGTTTTAAATCTAGTCTCACTATCTGCCTTTATTCTCTCTTGAATCGTTTTAAACTCTTCTATAGTGATAACTGCATACTCGTTCCAATGCGCTTTAATAAACTTCTTTTCACCATCTATTAAGACAATGTTCGCCCCTGCATAAATTGGGTTCTGGAAAGTTTGATAAAACCTAGTTCTACTTAAACCTATTTGTTTAGCAGCTTCTAAGAAATAAGACCTACTAACATTCCCGTATAAATAAGACTTAAATATCTTTTCAATGATCAATAGTTTGTCTGTGCTGTCAGGTTCTAACGATTTACGATAATTAGATAAAACTATTTTTCGATAACCTGGAGGAGCCTTACTTCCTGTATAATAGCCTTTACTTTTAATTGCTGTTAGGTTTTGCTTGATTCTTCTGGATGTATTGAAACTCTCTTCTTCTGCTATCCCTAATCGGATATTTAACATCAATCTTTCACCACCTGAACCATAAACTAACCATTGTTCAACAAAATTGATTTGGACCCCAATAGCTTTAAACTTTTCAATCCACTCCCATGCTCTACCTGTATTCCTGAAAAATCTATCAACTTTTTGATAGAGTACATAATTTGTTAAATTAGGGTTCCTTTTGCAGCGCCTGTATATTTCTTCCAATACGCCCCGTCTGTTTTCTTTCCAACTGCTTATTACCTCTTTGTAGATGGCTACTTTGTTCATTTCCATTAACCTTGGATGATTGGTGCAAAACATTTGCTGAGTCTCTAGGCTGTTGCCCTTCTTGTTTTGCTCTTCTTTGCTGCATCTTAGCACTAGTATAAACTTTTCTTTTTGCATGATCTATTGATAGTTTTATCAACAAGTTTAAGAAAATTTTTGACTCTTCGCTTAAATTCGATTCAATTAATTGATTTTTAATCATATCAAAAGAGTTGTTTTTGTATTATGGTTTCTGTCTTAATATTCAGAGTGGACAGGTAGTAATCCAGTATATGCTTCCCAAGCTTGGGGTGTACGCAGTTCCGTAATATTTGAGCAGGGCAATGGTTATTTTTATAATAAATTATTTCGTCAAAATGAATACCTAACCATTTTTGTAATTCTTTCATCCCTTTTAAACCTCCATATTTCATCAAACCCTTTGGCTTTTTAATATCTAAATATGGGAAGTGAAAATTGGACCACATTAAATGCCGACCCATCTTTTTACCAGAAATTAATGGTTCATAGTATGGTGTTACATTTTCGACTACATAACCTCCTTTGAAAAAGGTATTAAGGAAAATGACTTGTTGGTATAGTGCCATATCTGGATACCACTTTTTTTTATGCTTTGTAGCTACCATCATTTTACTATGAGTAGGACATGGGGGAGAAGTCCAAATAAAATCATACTCTTCATAATTATTTAAAAGGTAATCGTGTGCATCTCCAATAATTAAATTATCCTCAGGGTAAAGTTTTTTATATACTTTAGCTACTGGTTCATAGTTCTCAACTGCGGTCACTTTACAATTAGTCCAAAGTTTTCTATTTCCTCCTAATCCTGCATACAAGTTCAATACTTTTATTTCACTCATTAGAATAATTGTTTTTGCACCCCGTTTTCCTTCTCGTTGAGGTTTTTTATTATATAATATGCAGCCTTACAGCAAGCAGCTTTTTTAATAGCTCCTTTCTCTGTCATTTTTCCCTTACGGATTGAGCCTGTAAAAACTTTCTTTTGCATCTTCATCTCATTAATTAACCATTCTAGTATATCGGTTTTACTTACCTTAGAATGGTCTATATTATCATACCACATTGCCATAATTACAATTTAAAATCTTCAACAATAGTTTTAGCTGTCTTTGGCCCAATACCTTTAATCGCTCCAAATAATTTTACATCCTTATCAGTAATCCCCTTTAGTATTTCCTGTTCGGTTAATCCTGACATTATCGTAATAGCTGTACTACAACCAATCTTTGGTAACTTAATAAGCTGCTTAAATAACTGCCTTTCATTCTCATTTATAAAGCCGTATAGTGTCCGTTCCGACTCTGTTATCTTTTCATGGACTAATAACATCATTTCAGGTAGTTCTTTTATTTCAGCAAAGGTTTTACTGTCAATATGGATGCCGTAACCTACCCCATGGTTTTCTAATGCTATGTAGTTTTTATCGAATACTAATAGTTTGCCTATTATGTGGTTAATCATTGGATTGTTTTTATTTGCTTGATAGAATGTTTATAGTCTGATATTTTTTCTTTATAGTTTTTTATATAGGATTGGTAGCCTTTTACCTTTTGCTCTTTATAGTTTTTTAATTTTACGGGGTCTAATTCAAAACCGAATATTTTCGCATCCTTAAGGCATTTGTCGTGGTATCTTTCTTTTTCGTCAAACTTTTGCTTAACTACTTTTAATGCTTCCTCTTTTGTGTAACATGGAATAAATTTAGATTTACCACCAGATTCATCACTATAAGTATTTTTGCAATACATTAAACTACCGTCATCCCTACCGAATACAGAAAATAATTTTAACCTATCCCCGTGCCCACTAGTAAAATCTTCAAACTTTTTAATTTCAAGGCCATATTGATAGGTGACAATGTATTTCACCTTACCTGTAATAAAATCTACAAAAAGAGAAAATGAGTCATCATTTAATTCTTTAATTGACTTTTTGAAATAATCTATTTTTTGAGTAAAATCCGATATTGCATTACTACAAACTTTTCGATACCTTCTCATTTCTTCTTCTTTGTTTCTTCTTAATCTATCATATCTTTCATCCAATTCCCTTAGGTTCTTTTCTTTCCATGATTCTACTGGCTTATCATGTAATGACTTAACTACAAAGTTTTCACCGCTCGGAATTTCGTTACCTTCTGAAATGAATATTTCTTGAACTATTGTTTCTTTTGAGTTCAATTTGCCTACAATAGCTACTTTTTTACCGTCAGTTGTATATTTTATTTTAGACATATTTTTTTTGATTTATTTTTCAAAATTTGGCTTATTGGCTCCAATTCCTTGTATAGCAGAATCGATACTATAAGCGATTATATAAGGTAATCCATTGGCTCTACATTCGTCATAAAATAGACGCTCTCCTTCAGTTAATTCTTTTCTTAAAAATAGTTCCTTGTCTGCTGCTGTCGTTAGTCTTCTAAAATATCTAGGAAATTTATTACCATCTTTTATCTCCATGGGAAACCACTTACCCCTAAATCCTACCATTAAGTCACAACAGTTTTTTAATTGATGTGTGTGTAGAACTTTTGCGCCCACTCTTCTTAATGCTGACACAATTAGCTTTTGGTTTTTGTCTACGTTTGCTGCTCTTCTTAATGCCATGTCTTTAATCCTTTTATTTGGTGTTACGTATCGACTAGAATCGACTTTTATTAATTTCCTACCCTATCCAACCTCTTCGCCTTTTGGCTCTCCGTTTCGGCACTCTTTTAATTGGTTCAGTTTTTTCAGGAATTGGTTTGGCTTTTTCTTTTCGCTCGTTCACTCTTTTTGTAATCTCAATTACATAATCATTTGCTCTTTCTATGGTTGGTACGAACCATGCAAACGTGCCAAAATTTTCACTACTTGGATAAATTTCTTTTGGTGGATATGCTTTATCAAAAATCTTATGTTGAGGTTTTTTTTTGATTTCAAACACTTCATAACCGTGTGTTTTTGACTTATCCCACTTCTCATAAATCGCTGCAAAATTATTCCTCCAAATTTGTGTATGGTTAAAACCGTATTTTTTAACATTTATGGGTAATCTCTCCATATTGATATAATTTAGTTTCGTTAAATCGTTTCTAAGGGTTTACTATTGATTAGAAATCAACTTTATTTGATTTTTGGTATATTGGTATAGGATTTTGATTTTAAGCCAAAATTTAACCTATTCAACTAGTTTTTTACAAACCTGTGATTTTGTAGTTTTTCTGTTACTAATTCAATTGGTCTTTTCTTAGTCGGAAAAAAGCTGTCTTTTTGAACTGGATTTATAGTTAAGCCTGTCTTGTTTCCATCAAGACTTGTGAACACTCCAACATTATTTTCATCATCCCATTGTTGGAAATTTAACTCCACTTCGAATTGGTCACATAGCATTAAAAACTCGTATCCTAAAACTGGACTAACTAAACCTTTTCCCTTTCTCGTCTGATCCAATCTGTATAATAATTTACTCGCTTCTCTGATTTCGTTTGGTACTCTTTTGCTATCAACCTGTAAAGAATAGGGAACATATGGGTAAGCATCTTCTATCATTTCCCATACTACTAATTGGCCTATAAATAATTCATTTCCATCCTTGGTCCAATGATTTAGCATTTTCTCAAACTTCGAAGGACTCAGGCCACAACCTACAACCATTCGATAAAGTGTTAATCCAGACACACATTGGTGATTAATTAAGACCTGGTAAATATTATTTTTCTTATCCATGTAAATAGTAATTGGTATTACATTGTGTACTCTTCTTTCGTCAATTATCATCCCATCTAATTTAAACAATGCTAAATCATACATGGCCCAGTCTGTGCCTCTTTCTATTTGGTGGATAAATCCTTTTGTTAATTTCTTTTTATTGTAAGTCAATTGGCCCCATGGGAACTCAACTGGTATGGTTAAAACTCTTTTCATTCTTCCGATTTAATTTAATTGTTTAAAATAGGGTGACTATAAAAAATTGATAATCATTCTTAAAATAGCCACCCGTTTGTAGTGTAGTTCTCAGTAGTAACCTTTTTGTTTAGCCCTCCGCTATTGCCAATTCCTTAGACTCTGATATTTCGTCTTTGTCTGGAAAGTCAATTAAATCTTCATCAGAATTACTTACACCAAATTCTAGCATTTTATTTATTGCTAGTTCTGTTGCTTCCTGAATCTGTTCGCTCAATTGTTTCCTTACAGATTCGTTTACCTCTTTATTGGATAAGTGAATCTGTTTTGTCGTTAATGAACTAGTGATTTTAACTGTTGCTTTTTCTGGATTTACAGAAAGTTTTACAGCTAATTCTGTAGAGTTCGCCCCTACTTCAACCATTCTACTAAAAATGTAGTCTCGTTTGACTTCTATAGCTTCCATATTATTTTATGGTTTTATTGATGAATAATTAAAATGCTTCCAATCCTTTTGCAGGGTATTTCAAAAACATATTTTCTTTGTCTATTTCTGGTAAGCCCTCTAAAAATGTTCCTGAGTGAGCATCAAAAGAAAATCTAAATGTTCCTGTTTTCCCTAACCTGTTTTTTGCTACTTTGAGATAGACCACACCTGTTAAATCTTCATTGGTCCGTGGATGCTTTTTTATTCCGTAGTATTCAGGTCTATAGATGAATATTACAGCAAACGCATCTTGTTCTAAACTTCCTGAGTCTTTCAAGTCTGTTAATTTGGGCATTTTGTCGGCCCTCTTATCTACCTCTCTTCCTAGTTGAGCTAAAGCGATTAAGGCACAATCACAATCTTTCTCTCCACATAAATCAATTAAGGTCTGGTTGATCTCTTCTATTTGATAGTTCCTGCTTATGCCCGTTTGCCCTTTGATTTTTTGAATGTAATCGATGGATACCATTTCTAAATCAACTTTTGCGTTCAGTAATCTAACAGAGTCTACTATGTCATTTACGCTCTTACAACCTGTGATAATCCAAAAAGGCAATTCATATAAGAACATAAAAGCTTTATCTACTTCTTCCTGTTGTGTTTTATTTAGGCTCCCTAGAATATCCTGTACTGATAACCCCGTAAGGATGGAAACCAACTTAAGCATGATTTGCCGTTTTGGCATTTCTACACTCACAAAAGCCACCTCATTTCCCATCATAGCTAGAATTAATAAAATGCAAAGTGCTAAACTTGTTTTTCCTTGCCCTGGTCTTCCTGCTAAAACTATCTCATTACCCTTTTGCCACCCTGAAAAGTATTCGTCAAAAATCGCATAACCTGTAGAAATACCAAACGTCATATCATCCCCTTCATTGGCTTTCCTTACACTATCCATGACCTTGGTAAACTCTTTTAGTCTACTCTCTTCATGCCCTTCTAAAGCTTCATGTATAGCGTCTCTTTCCCTTTGTATTTCATTTTGTACCTGGATTGCATTTTCCCCCATTCTAATCTTATTGATAGCCTTTTGACTTAAAGTAATCTCTTGTCTTGAAACATACTTTTCAATAATTCTTTTTGAGTATGCCTTTACATTGAAGCTGTCAGAGTGTTTGATTAAACCAAAAAGCAAGTCTAAAGCATTTGGAAAATTCAACTCATCTGCCAAAATTGGAATCTCAATAGTTTGTTTTTCCTTTACAAAATCAAATACCTTAATTGCTATTTTCTTAAAAGTAGAATTGGAAAACATATAAGGTTTTAACTTTTTAAAACCTAACAACAAAGCGGGGTTAACTAGTATCGTTCCTAAAAAAGCTCTTTCACTTTCTTCTGTTCTTAATGGGTCATTTAATTTTATATCGTACATAGGATTCATTAATCACTTTTTTATAGTCCTTATCAGTAGCTAGTTCAGACATTTCATTACGAATCCAATCTTTTACTAATTGGTTACTTTTAAGCGTATCAAATTGCTGTTTAATCATCTTATCGACTAGTGGCCTGATTGTTCCATGGAAGAACCTTAGCGCTCTTAATTCACCCATTCTTAATTCAGATACCAATATCATTTTTCTTTCGGCTGCTGTCTTTACCCCTCCAAATGTTTTACATTCAAACTCCCATAGGATTCTTTTTGCTTGTTCCGTCATATCTCTAGTTTAAAAAGTCGTCAGGTTCTTGGAAATCAGTTTCAGTATTAGATGTATTGCTTTTTACATTTAGCTTATCCCATACCAACCCTGTCCAACCTTCGTCTAAAGTGTAATCCAGTACCGTTCTAATATCATCAATAGAGTAAGCATTGAATCTATTACAATAAGCTGAAATGCTTCGACCTGTTTTTAATGGCTTCTTTATCTCCTTCCTGTGTTTCAGATATTCTATTAGTAGCTTTTTCTTTTTTGGTACTAATGATTTAGCCTTGTCTGAATTGATAACTAATTCATATTGATGCTTACCTACTTGCTTTAATAATACTTTTTGAGTTTTAGAAAGAGTATCCCCTGTGGGGATTATAGGGGTAATATCAGTAGTTACATTAGTGTTACTATAAGGTATAGGTTTGCCCTTTTGGACAAATGACATTTGCCCTTTTGGGGTAATTCCATTTGCCCTTTTGGACAAATCGTGTTTCCCCTTTTGGAACGGCAGTTTATTACCTGTTAATTCACATCCCTTTTCAGTTAAGGCATACCATTTAGTTCTGTCAAATTTTAACTTATTAAAGTTACCTGAAGCTAAGTAACTTTCTTTTTCTAGCTTATCTATTGCCCCTCTTATAACCTTTGTAGATAAGTATGGGTATATTTCTTCAAAACCTTTTATTGGGCAATAAAACCATACTAAACCATTGATCACTTTAGTAGGATTATGTAGGTTTTTTTTATGCCAAAAAGAAAAATGTTGTACCAAGATGGCTAAAACGACATTTTTTAATTTTCTCGCTATTTCTACACTAAATGAATGTGAATCGTTATTCATGGGTTTAAGTATTTTGTAGTAAAAAATTCATGGTAGATTCCATGTTCTTGATTTCCTGTTCTACTGCTAAAGCATTCTTTCTTAGTATTTTTATTAATGGCTCAAAGGGAGTTATTCTATTCACCCACATTATATTTCCATACGCCCAATTATACAGGATGTAATCGCACCATTTTCTTTCCGTACACATTAATTGATAGTTTATCTGACACCACGTACTTTTTGGCATTTCCCAGGTTAGTCTACGTTTCAAAAACTGTGGATTGTCAGGACATTTTATTTCAATTAACCCATCCTCTCCTACTAATCCGTCAGGGCTGCAACCTATGTGTTTTGAATACTGAACAAACCCGACTCTATTTACTTTGCTGTAGGTTTTTTCTTCATACATCTTGATTACTAATGGTTCGTAATCCTTCCCTCTTTCTGTATGGACATTGCTAAAGTCCGCTTTATCTTCATCTCCTTCACTTCTTCCTCCTGTGATTACTTCTGAAGCTTTTTTATACAAATGTGTCATTGCTCCCGTACCTAACCCTAATCTACCTTTACCTTTTACTGCTAAAATCTCTGCTTTGCTTGCTGTAAATTTCCCTTCTCTAATCTTATCCCATTGCTCCGTGTTTTGTTTTATACCATAATGATAAATTGGATATTGGTTAGATGGCTTCATTAATCAATTTTAAGGATTTTTCTAAATTAGGTATAGTGTCCTTTTTTGTGGCTTTTGCTGCTTTTAATCGACTCTTCCAAACTTCTGCTGCTTCGTCAGGGAGGTTACCTAGTGCTTTAATAATCTTTTGATTTAGGTCGGCTTTCTTCGCTTCATTGCCTATTTTTGGCTTATAGGGTCTGATTCGAATAGCATCTACTAAGTCACCAAAAGCTTTAACCTCAGTAGCGTAAACCTGAATCGATTTACCTATCCAATCTTCAATATACCTAGTACCATAGACCTTTGATATTATCTTACAATTGGTTTTGTTCAGGATAAAAGGCTTGCTATTCTCTTTAAATTCACAAACTAGTGCATCTTCTTTTTTGCCCTCTGGTAAGTTAACGGACTCTTTTTTTATAGAATCGATGGTTAAGATAATATCTGTATCCAAATCCCATGCTCCTAAATAAGTTGAGTTGAATAATTTTTTAAAATGTGTTTTAGATGCCATTATTATAAAAGTTTTTTAATTGTTATATTATTAGTAGATAATCGCTAAGTAATTTATTTCAACTTGCCTTAATTGTGCTTTTTTCTTCCAACAATCCATTAAAATCCAATCCTCCACATTTTTCATTTTTGCTTCTAAATACCTGTTTTCTGCCCTCTTTACTTGTTTTTCTAACCAGTTTTCAAAAGCGTAATTAGTCACTTTTACATTTAACTTAATAGGCTTTTTCATTTCTGCTATAATAGCCTTTCGTTCTGATCCAGGTCGCTTCTTTCGCTTCTTTCTACTTATGGCTAATATTGGGTCAATCATTTGAAAAATTTTAAAGTATGGGGCATATTTCAGCCCCATCTAAGCAAACATACTTTGATAAAAAATTAAATCGGTTTTGGCTTAAAATGTCCTAATGATTAAATATTATAGATAATAGATTCTTTTGGTTAGGGTGAAGGGAGCCTATTAATTCTCTCTATTATTTTGGTCCCCTTCTATGCACCCGTAACACAATTTCTTTTGTCTAAATAGCCACTCATTTAAGAGTGGCTATGGAAAAGACTATGAGATTCCTATAAGGAAGATTCGATTTAAAAAAAAGCAGCGGGGTTAACTCATTATGCGTGGGATTTACTTTTGTAGCCTTTTCCCCGCTTGCTTAAAAATTTCTTTGTTCTTGAAAATGGTTGGAGTGGTTAAACTTCCTCCAACCATCTACTCACTAGCTTTAATAAAACGGAACCTATATGAACAGTTCTTTTAATTTTGGTGAAAAAGGAGCGAACTTAATCGCTCCCATATAAACGAATTTTAACCAAAATTTGTGTAAAAGAGAAAGGAATCGAACCTTAGAATTGAATCGTATTAGGGCTTAAACCTAATGTGTCCAACTTCGCCTGACTCTTTCAAATAAAGGAGCGAGCTTTCCCGCCCCTTTTTAACAAATTATAATCCCATGAACATATCCAAAATTATCACTTAAAATTCTCCATCTCCATCTCCATCTCCATCTCCATATCCATCTCCATCTCCATCTCCATCTCCATATCCATATCCATCTCCATCTCCATCTCCATATCCATATCCATCTCCATCTCCATCTCCATATCCATATCCATATCCATATCCATATCCATATCCATCTCCATCTCCATCTCCATATCCATATCCATATCCATATCCATCTCCATATCCATATCCATCTCCATCTCCATCTCCATCTCCATATCCATCTCCATATCCATCCTTATCAAACCCTTGTCTTATATAGAAGGAGGTTTCTGTATCAAGCGGCTCTTTAATTTCCTCATAAGTGCCAAAGTATTTTTTATTCCTTCTCACCCAATCCTTAACACCGCTTTGGCAAGCCCCTTTTGCAATTATGGTTTCGTAAGTGATTACTTTAGCCATTTCAGAGCCGCTTTATCAGTTACATTAAATACAGCCGTTACATGGTGTAAAACAGCAATATCAGAAACACTAGACATTTTCGTTCTTTCAGTAGGGCCAGTATTACACAATTGTTGCAATCCGTCCTCTGTACCCCATTTAATTGCCATTCTGCAATTATACAAGTCTGTTAAGGTTTCTGAGGTAATATCTTTACCTTCCTCGATTTGAGCGAACCAAACGCCCCGATGCTTTGTAGTAATTAAATAATTTTTCATTGATTGATAGTTTTTAAATTATGATAAATTAAGTTTAAAAATATTGGTATTCATCTATGCTACTACCGTTTGAAACTGAGAAAAAACATGGTTGATCAAAGCGGGGCTATTCATTAAAGCCAACGGTAGCGGCTTGTCAAAATCCTTATCCATTTTAATACATTGCTCACAAGCATATAAAACATCTTCATTAACTGCTTTTCTATTCATTACCCTACTTAAGTACTCTAAAGATATTCCTCTCTCTTTACCATTCGCTATGAGTCTTCTTTGCACTAATCGGAGTGTAAACCTGTCTCTTTCTTTTAGTATGCCCTTTAATCTATCCTCGTAATTCATTCGTTTGTCGTTTTATAATTAAGAAATTAAAGACCTATTCAAACATTTGTCAATATTTGTTTGATATTTGTAGTAATATTGTCTTGTGTTTTTGTATGACACAAATATGGTGACATTGTTCGCTAAAAAGCAAATATATTCACTAATTAAATTTAAAAAAATACAATATTTATAGTATTCGGTAGAAAAATACCAGAAAACGGTTATGGATAGTAAAGAAATAAAGGAAAAAGTTTTACTTTTAATTAATGATCTAATCAAAGGAAGAGGTATACCAATGTCCATTATATCTAAAAAATCAACTATACCTTACCATAGATTAGATAAAATTAAAAGAGGAAAAGTGAAGGTCAATGAGTTGGATTTACAAAAACTCAACAAGGCTTATCCTTCAAAAAGTGAAAAAGTAAAAGAAAAGGATGAATTAAAATTAGAATTAGAGCAAAGAATAAAGCAATTAGAAATGGATAATAAGCTACTTAAAGAGATGATGATAAAATTATTGAAAGAAAGAGGGGATACTGATTTGTCAAATCAAATAGAAAACCTGTAAAGATTAAAGGATTAAAAAATTAATATAAACTATCAAACCTCAATTATGAAAACTATAATTACTCTTCTTGTTTTACTACCTGTTGTTTTGTTTGCCCAGGATATTCCTAAAAAGACAAGTAAAATCATTATTCACAATAACTTAAATGCTGAGGATAATTTTAAGCTAGTTGGAAGAACGGTTTTACAAAACGATTACCAAATAGAGAAAAAAGATAAAGACTTTGGCACTATTCAAACTGAACGCCAAAGTTATTCTAAGCCATTCCGATTGTCTTATTCTTGGTATTTTGATTTTGTTATAAGTGATAATAAAATAGTATTAACTGGCAAAATGACCTCAGATGAATTAGACGTAAACTCTAATACCTTTGCATCTTCTGACAATTGGGAAAAGATACAGAAAAGAGGAATGAAAAAAAGCTTATACTGGAATACCTTTCAAAAAATGAAAGAGTTTTCAGAATTATTTGAGTCTAAAAAGATAGAATATAAATAAATTTCAATCTGGTAAGTTTAATTCCTTCCATATCAATAATAGTAATTCCTTTTCGATTTGCAGTAAAATCAATCTAATTGAGGGGTCTAAATTTAGGCGTAGTAAATTACTAGTCAACTCCAAACTCTTTAAATTACTCATAGGTCATAGGTGTCTTTTGGTTATATTAATAAATTGGGGTGGGGAGTAATTAAGAAGAGATTTTTTGTGTGTTGTTAGCTCTAATGTATATAAATATTTAATAGTTTTATATTTTTTTAATAAAAAAAAGACTTGACACTAATAAAAGTGACAAGTCCTAATCAAACTGATATTTCAAGGTCTCTGAAATGTCAATTAAAAAACTATCAATAAAACGGTATTAAGCAGCTTTATTTTTGCTAAAAAACTGGATACTCTTATTTGCAAAACGAATATTATAGTTAAGCCATAAAATAACCGTTTTTACATAATCTTCAGCTACATCTCTTCCTTCTGGTAAAAAGTCAAGAGATACAGCATGGTCTACTAATTCTTCCCGTTCTTCATTAGTAATCTTGTCCTTGATTTCGTCCACCATTCCTCCATAGATTCCAAATAAAGGGAATGTTTGTGGTAGTACACTTATTAAATAAGCAGTTCGTTCACTACTATCTATTTTACCGTCTTCATTAGTATCCATACTAAAAGAGGTTTTGGAAATTCCAGCAACGACACTTAAGCCTTGCTTGATGTTCTGGACACCGTAGTTATTAGCTTTCGCCATGATAATTTTATTTAAAGGTTAATAATATCTACTCTTCCTGACTTAGCTAAACTAATTGCTTTGTCTACATCAGAAATAGCGCTTTTTAGTCGCTTAGTCTTGGTCCTTAATTTTTTCTTTAATTTCTTTGATGTGCTGTTCCAGATTGGTAATTTTTTCGTTAAGTATTTCATTGATTTCCTTTAAGCGTTTGTTATCGAAAGTCAGGGTCAATATTTCCTCTTTGGCTTCAAGTAGCTTGTCATGCGCTTCTTCTAGTTCAATAAGAAACTCTTTATAATCCTTTATGCGTTCTTTTTTCTTATCGATGCGGTACTTCCATACAGCGCCAATCAAAACAGGAATTGCCCCAATTGTGTATTTTAAAATTTCTAAAACGTCCATTTAATTATAATTTAGTTGAGAGAGTTTTTTTTTATTTAGATGATGTCTTTTCTATTTCCCTTTGAATAAGTTTAACCAATTGCCTTTTGGTAGCCAATCGGTGATTATTTAAATATGGATTAATGCAAAAGATATTTGAAATATCAATTATACTAAATTCGTTTTTTCTGCGGTCATATTTATTATACCTCTTGTAGAATTTGTTTTCACTCAACTTCTCTTTTAAAAGGAAATCTAATTCTTTTTTAATTTTACTCTCACTTATACCTGTACCAGTACCAGTACACAAACAATGGTCATAAATAAATATGTTGGTCGTATCTGCTTTTAATGCCGATAAACTATAAGCTAAAACAAACAATAAAATAAATATCTTTTTCATATTAATTCGATTTAAAAACTTGCCAATAATAAGACGAACCAGAGCCTAGTTTTGTGCAGACTGCATAGCTCATAGATTTATCTGTAATTAAAACAGAACCTACACTACCCTTATACATTATATGTGAATTTGGAATACTGCTAGTTATTTTGTAAGAACCTGAACCGTAGTAGCTAACTTGTACTTTCTTCCCTCGGTAAGTGCTTGACGGATTTGGAAAAAATAGTTGACTTTGTCCTGTTCCTGTATCATATATTGATACCTGTAATTCATCTAGATTAGTCAATGAATACAAATTAGGGTCATTTCCCCCCGTAACATCTTGGTAACCGATTGTATAAGCATTGTCTACCCCATCACTAAACCCCCCAGGGATGTTTTGTAAATTACTCCAATCTGCCTGAATAGTACTTAGGTTTGTTTGGACACTTGATAAGCCATTTCTAGTAATAGTTAAGGTGTTGGAAGGGGTTGAGAAAAATAACCCCGTTGGATAGTTGTTTGCATCGCTTGTTATATATCCATTGTTCGATACATAACTATCGACTTGCGCCTCACTTAGTTGTGTGTTATTATCCGTAAAACTGGCAAAAATACTACTCAATCCTAATCGACTAAGTGTAATTTGTTTAGTCGTTGTTCCTGTTATTGCCATACCTGACACGTAGTTATTTGTAGCACTAGTTAGATATCCATTGTTGCTTACATAGCTATCTACCTGTGCTTCGCTCAATTGCGTGTTCGTATCTGTATCAATTAAGGTTTTGAGCGTAGTAAATGAAGTCCGCTTATGTGTTCCAAATTCATCAAAAGTGAAATAACTATTCCCGTCTAAAGTGTTATCAACACTAAATTCGCTAAAATCTAAATTAATAGTAGTGCCGATGATATCTAAACCTATCCCTACTCCTGTCAAATAGCCGTTATTGTTAGCATAACTGTCTACTTGCGATTCACTTAATTGAGTATCTGTGTCGGTATCAATTAGGCTTTGAAGAGTTGCTAAAGTTGTTTTGTTTTCTGTGTTCTGTGATACGTCAAAAATAGGGATATAATCAGAAGTGCTTAAGCCAATTTCTGTAGCTAGTCCGTCTATTTGCATCTGAAAAACACTACCGACTAGCTGGATACCGTTAGACGCTGTGTAGGTGTTATTGTTGTCTATTCCGTCACTAAATCCCGTTGGAATATCGCTAATTATCGACCATGCGCTGACAAATAAACTAGGTTTATTAGTAATTTGATTCCAAGATTGATTTGCAACCGTGAAATCAAATTCATCTCCCACATCATCATAGGTTACTGTTATGCCCGTTTCTGTATTACCCGAAACCATGCCCCCGATTGCGTCCTGAACTTGTTCGGTTGTTAATTGTGTGTTGTCGTCAATGTTGTCAGAAAACCCGCTTGGCACGTTTGTTAAGTTGTTCCAATTTGTGTAAAACTCCCCACTTTCCCCATCCAACCTGTCAGAATCTAATTCACTTCCAGCCCCTTCTATTAATCCAAAATATATTTTATTTTGTTCTGATCTGATATATATATTTTCATTTGCTTTTCCTTTATACTCTACCCTTCCACCAAATTCAGACAATTCTAGGGCTGCCCCACTTGTATCTATAGCAATACCACTACCCGTTACATTTGAAACGGCAAAAATTTGGTTTGTAATGTTTGGGGTGTTAATTAGGTTATTGAAATTAAGATAGTAGCTAGGCGCTAAACCTCCTAAACTATCTGCATTAGCTGCACCACCTGTCCCAAGTGTTGCTAATAAATCTGCTAATAAAACATAACCTTGATACCCCGCTGTATCTGTATAAGGGATAAAACCAGCCCCACTTGCCGTTTCTAATAATTCAATATTCATTCCTTGAGAAAACCCAAAAAAAGGTAATAAGGATAGAATGATTATTTTCTTTATTCGGTACATTCTTCAATTTTTAAAAGGGTTTCACTTCCTGCTTTCGCATGAAAACCAACACCTAGCGTTATACTTTGCCCTGCCTTATAGGTAATATTAGCGGTAGTGTCTATTATTTGTGTACTACTGATTGTAGTAGTCGCATGATAAATAATACTATCCGTTTCTAAACCTGTTAAAAATAAATTTTCTGGACAAATAGGAGTAACTATGTTGCAAGCGGTGGGGCTTGTGTAAATATATTGATAGGTATTAGTATAAGTAGCACAATCGCCCATCAAATCAACTGTTACATCTAAGGTGTCTGCACCTCCGTGACTATCCCCATAAATCAAGAAATTAAAAGTATTGATAGGGTTGCTAGTAACATGGCTTTGGGTTAAAAAAGTTTGATGAAAGTTGTATTTTGAACTGTCTGTTCTTAGCTGTATTGAATCTACTGCAGGTGGTTCACCTATGACAGTTGAAACACTTGTAAAATAATCAACGGTAACAGGGATGTAAAATGAATTATTTATACTGTCGCAATCACTTACATAATGAAATGTAACAGAATTAATACTACAAGTACCACCTCCTTTTTGAGCAAATAGCCCAACGGTCAACAATAAAAACAACGATATGTGAAATGATTTAATCAATCTTTTTTACTAATTTTTGATACTTGTTTCTGATTTCTAGGAAATAGGTCAACATTTCCAATTGTTTAGCTTTCAATTCTAACACCTCCGCTTTTTTGGCGGCAATCATTAATAATTTAGCGTCCTCTTGTGCAATATTTTTACGAACCATGCCGATTTTTTGCGCAATACCCGCACTATCAATTTTTGCCTCTTTTCCGTTTTCAATAATTACAACTATGCTATCTTTTAGCTCTAATTGTTGCGCTTTTATTTGCAGCGTACCGCATACAAATAAAAGGATAAATATTAATTTTCTCATAAGCTATTTTTATTTTTTTTCGATACAAAATAATGTAATCGTGATTACTTAATAATGATTTAGTATAAGGGTCGTAAGCATGAACCCACCCATATAAGCTGTCGTTTTTGGAATCATATTTTAATACCCCTCTAATCATTAACCAGTACGCCCCTAAATCGTGATTATGTGTTATAAATTCGTTTTCAATTATTTGCAATCTGTTTTCACCTGCAAAACCTATCCATTTTTTTTGACTGCTCCATGTCGTGTCCTGATATGCTACGATGCTTGTACCTTTTGCCTCGTATTTGTCATGGTCTACTGTAATAGAATAATAAAAAGGAGATATATTCCCTTTTTTTAAAATACCCCCTTCCCATGTACCGTTATAATTTTGCCCGACTAATTGAGTAGCTATAAAAAACATAAATATTATTAATCTCATACTTTCATTTTTACTAAAACGTATTCGTTACTTAATGCTCTATTGAAATTGATTCTCGTTCTTACTCCATTTGGACTGTCTTGTATCGTGTAATGTATATCATATATTGCCGTAAAACCATTTCTTATTACTGTCAAAAGTCGGTCTACATCATTATGCTCAGGTAGTTTGAAATTTAAATCGATATTGCTACCAGTTACGCTTGCTGATTTATAAACACTATCAGATTGGACAGGGCTGTTGTCGTCATCTTTTACTAAAAAACTACCCTCTGGATAATTAACAGTAGGTGCAAAAGATTCTATAAATAATGTAGTGTCGCCTGAACTGTATCGACTTGTGTCGGTTGCTCCTGTGTTTCCTGTTAATGTTACCGTTTCGGTTTGACCCGTAACTGGATGGACTATTTTAATTTTATCCCCTTCGTTAAGTGTTACGCCTGAAAGTAAAGCAGGAACTGTTATCTGTGTAATAGGTGTGTCTTTCACTAGGTCTAAATCTGCCTTTGCTTTTTTGATTATATCCAAAAGCGTTAAGCCTATGTTTTTAATAGTTGTGTCTGTTGTTTCTGTACTGACTGAACCTAAAAAACCTCCTATGTTGTCTTTTTTATCTATAGCTGTATCAGGGTCCGTTGGGTCCGTTCCTGTTGTTCCATCTCCTGTCACTACTGTTCCCTCAGATACCCCCAATCTATTTATATTAAGTTCTACCCACTCTCCGCTTACTTCGTCTCTCTCTGGCTTCCATGTTCCTTTTAAAAACAAGTACTTAAGACCTTTGTAGGTGATTCTATTTAAAGGAGAAAAACTAGGAGTAATTAAAGTGTGCCTTAGTAATCGTAAAGTATTGGTTTGGCCCGCTAATATCTCATTTGCTAAAACTTGACCAATTGGAATACCTGAAAAAGTATCAACACTCCAACTGTTAGAATCACTCCAATTTGTGCCGTCAAATACTTCTAACTTTGCAGGGCTGCTAGATACATCTACGTCACCCATTCTTGTTTCTATCGTTATACTTTTACTATTCCCTGTTATCGAATTAGAAGCTGTGTAAATCTTTTCATAATTATTGGTGATGGTGTCTGCTACCCCTTTCTCTTTAAAATACCCATTGTAAAGGGTCCATGCTAATTCAATATCAGGAGATGTATAAAAACCCCCATCAGGTTTAAGAATGTGAATGTTGTGTATTTGTAGTCTTGCTGTACTAACGTCTACACCTGGATAACTCGGAGTCTCTATATTAAAAGAAATAACCTTATTAAAATTGTAATTAAATTCCGTCACAACCTCTCCATAAAACTCATAATAATGTAAATTATTAAAGTCATCATCTACCCACTCATCCTCACTTGGGAAGGTTTGGTAAAAATCATTAGTGGTTTCTGTTCGTTCTAAGTACTTACTACCAATCCCTAATACTATACCGAATTTAACCCGATGTGTTTTTACTCCATTTGCTGTTAAGAAGGCCGCAGAAAAGGATGTTTTGTATTCTAGTTGTCCTTTAAAGGTGTAAGATTTTCCGTTCTTAAAATCACCTGATATGACCCCTGTGTTACTTGCCTGAGTTAAGTTGACCCCTTTGGCTAAATTTATTGTTTCTCCATACTTAATAAGTGTCTTTACTCTATTTAAAGGAGGTAAGAAATCCCATAAACCACCTGACACCTGACTGTTAATAGTTAAGTCGTAAATACTGTAGGTTTCGTATTTATTAAACTGTTGGAAGTGATATGAACCTTTCCAATAAAAGAAGCGAGCTAAAAAGGTTTTGCAAATTTCTTTCAGTACAGCAAAAGAGTTAGTAAACTTATCATTTCCGTTATCATCCTGAGTAGTAAATAATTCGTGACTAAAGCGAGTAAGTGAGCAAAGGTCTGTACCATTATGGCTATCTTCTTCCCATTGGGTTAATTTAGTCAGCGTTGTTCCTGTGAGTGAATTATTGACTATTCCAATAATATTATTCAGATGATCTTCTATGGTTGCCGTTCCTGAGTAGGCTGTACCATTATTGTTATAATCAAGCTCTTTCAATCTTGCTACCCCATCGATAAAGGCCACTCTGAAGCTAAAAGGATAAGGAGCGTTTACCTGTGAGATAAGATCATTAAGGATAAACCCACCTGTTAATAAATTATCACTCGCATCATATAAAGCAGCTGTAAAGCGTCCTTCTGTGGCTGTGATTAAATCTGTAATTAAAGCTTCATGGATAGCGTTTTGAATTTTCATGTCAAACTCAACATGAATAGGGCTAACTGGATTAATACGGGTTGAATCTTCACCCGAAAAAACAACCGTTACACTATTGGCTCCTGTCTCAAACTCTACTGACGAACCCGAAAAGCTACTATCAAATATCTTGATAGTGTACCCTATTTGGGTTCGTGAATAAAATGTACTATGGAAACGCTGTGCCAATTGATAGTTGTTTTTTAAGTTAAATTATCTTGTTCCAAATCGTGTTTGCTTGTTTGTTTCTCTCTCAAATGATAGGACTAAATCACTACCCCTTAATACTACATTTGGTATCATTACTGTAGTTCCTCCCCCTGATGGTTGTAAGTATTGCTTTAGCTTAGATAAAGGAGCTATAACCTCAGGATCAATCCTAGCATTTGGGTTATCTCCTACTATGGCCTGGGTCTCTCCAAATGCTAAACCTCCCCTTGCTAGTTTTGGGGGAGTAGCAAGTTTTGCGGCTTTACTCTTTATAATACTACCTAATGCTACCAATGCCACACCACCCGCAATAGCAACAACTGGGTTTAAAGATTTTAATGATTCCTTAATCCCTTTGATTGTAACACCTGCCCCAATTGCCAATTTACCCAATTTAATCATAATTGCTGCTATTGAACTCAAAACAGAGCCTAATAGGTTTGTTCCATTCGCCGTTCCTGCAATTATGTCGCCCAAAGTTGAACCTAAACTAACCAAACCGTCTTCTATACCACTTTCTATAATAGAACTGAAACTTTCATTGATAGAAGCTGCTGTTTCAGCTGCTGCATCTTTTATGTTTTTATAAAAATTAGCAATCTTTTCCGTGTGTTCTTCAAACCCTTCTAATGAGATTAAATTTGTTGGGGATAAACTTGGTGCTTCCCTCGAATTTAACCTGTCAAATACGTGCTTATCTGTACTTTTCTTAGATTTAGGGTCACGGTCAAAATTGGTTGGCAAAACTGTTTTAGGAACATCAGACGTATCAGCTTTGTTAGTACCAAATAGTGTATCGCTTACATCTTGTGCGGCTTTTGCAGCGGTATTAATCCATCTATCAACATCCTTTTCTGTAATAAAATCAAGTTTCTCTTTTTGGTCAAAGGTGTTTTTATATCCTTCGCTAAGTGCTTTTGCTATATCTTTTCCTGCTTGAATGCCCGTTTTCTTTACTTCTTCCCAACCACCTAGTAAAGCATCTCGAATGCCGTCAACATCTCCCTTGAATAAGGCAACTACGGCTTTACCCAACGATTTAAACCCTGTGATTAAAAAACTAATAGCCGCTTTGCCGACTGTATATAATGTTTTTAAGGCTGTACTGATGGTTTCTACTATGCCTCTAAAAGCAATTGATTCATTATATAGGTCTATAAAGGTATTTGCTAATTCAACAAAATTCTTTCTTGCTGGTCCTATATTAACTACTACTGCTACGCCAAAAGCAGCTACAGCGGCTGCTACTAATCCAAAAGGAATAGTGATGCCCGAAATAAGTCCAGCTAAGGAAATAAAAGCGGCTTTTAAGGTTTGAACTGGGTTTTTGGCAGCAAAGGCAATAGATGCTCCTAATTTTTTAAATCCACCTGTTGCTAAATTAAGAGGAATCAATAATCTACTGATTGTACCAAATAAAGTGCCTAATGGGTTGATTGCCGCCATCATAACACCTGAAAAGACTTTACCTATAGCAATACCTTTGGATTGTGCAAAAAATAACCTTCCAAAGCTACCTACTAAGGTACTCAAAGTACCTGCTAATCCACCCATGGCAATTTTTAATGTACCATAGGCATATAATAAAGGTCCAGTTGCCGCTGCTAACAAACTAAATTTAATAATATTTTCTTGTACTCCATCAGGTAGGCGACTAAAAGCATTTACAACTTTTAAAACGACTTTAGAAACAGCTTCAAAAACAGGGAATAATTTTTCTCCAATAATTGCTGCCGCTTCTTGAAGGGCAACTTTAGTGTTTTCAATAGAATTTTTAATACCACTTTGGGCTTGTGGCAATTTCTCCGCTTCGACTATAATTTTAGTTATAAATTCCTCAAAACCAATCCCTAGTTTTTGTAGTTCTTTGGTATCCGCTGTGCCAAAAGAATCTTGTAATATTTTACGGATTTGGGGTACTCTTTCAGCAATTTGATTGATCTCTTCTGCTTGGATTTTCCCTTTAGAAGCAATTTGAGATAAAGCCAAAGTTACGCCATCCAACTGCTCCCCTGTGCCTCCCACTAAAGCTAAAGCATTTCCCATTGCACCTAATGCTCTACGGGCTAATTCAGCATCTATACCAATAGCTTGGAGTCTTGCTGACCCTTTTAAGGCTTGTTCGAAATTAAGACCAGGTTTTAATGCTTCCTTACGTAATAAATCAATCTCCTTTTTGGCTGCTTCTGTCGAACCCATCATGGATTCCATACCTAACTTTAGGCCTTGTAGGTCACCTGCAGCTTTTAGAGAAGCTGCACCAATTCCAATAATAGGTAGCGTTATAGCCGAACTTAATCGGCTACCTAATTCGGCTAATTTTCGACCACTACGCTGCAATCTAAACTCTGCACGTCTCAAAGACTTCTCTAAGCCTTTTATATCACCTCCTATGCGTATTTTAATACTTCCGATTGACGGCATTATTGTTGGATTAAACCCTCTTTTTTCGCTTCCTTATCCATGGCTTTACTAAGTGCTTCCCAGTTGTCTGGTAGCGTCATTTGGACTTGTTCAGCGACTTCCCAAGGGAATGTGATTAGGTCAGTTGGACTTAGATTCTTTTTAGTGTGTGGGCTTAACAAAGCGGCTGTTTGCCACCTTATTTGTTCCCAACTAGTTTTAAAACGTTGTTCTTCTCTTTCCCAGTTAGTTTTAAAGCGCTGCTCTTCTCTTTCTTTGTAATTGCTTACTAATAGATTGAATAGGTTAGGCGTTAATTCCCAAAAGTAGCTTTCATTTATCCCTATTTCGTAAGCTGTTACTAACAGAGCATTAAATGTTATCCTTGTGGGTCTGGTAGTGGTTTCCGTTTTGGTGGACTTTTTTTTGACTCCTTTTCTTTTCCTCCGATATTGTCACCAATAGCATTGGAACAAACTTCGATTAACTCAAAGTCTTCATCTATCCAGTCTTCTACATCTTCTGCTTTAAAATCAATCACAAGCCCTTCTTTCTTTGCCCCTTCTTGGAAGCCAATAAGGATTAATAATAAGAGATTATCTAAATCAGTTAAAGCTTCTTCTAGCTGGCCTAAACCTAATTTACTTGATTTAGTGAATCGCCTTAGACCTTTAAAGGAGATTCTAAACGGGCGATCTTTACCACCTGCCTTAATTTGTGTAGTCATTTTTTTGATAGTTTTAAAAGTGTTCGCTCTTTAATATAAGAGAGCGAACACTAACGATTTATAGTCATTTCAATCTTATCCTTAAACAACTGCTGTTTGTGTGACTGCACTACTAATTGAAATAGTGAAGGAGAATTGAACAGCATCGTTCACACCACCTTGTTCACTCAAAGCAGTAAAATAACCTTTCCCACTCTTGAAACTTGTTCCTACTAATTCATTAGAGAATTTCCAATCTATCTCCGTACCCGCATCAAAAGCTGTAAATAATTCTTCTAGCGAGTTAGTACCATCGTCAATTAAAAATGCTGTACCTGACAATGAGCCTGTTTTTATACCTGGTAAGAATCCACCGTACCCCGTTGCATTGTCTTTACAGCTTACGTCAATTGTTTCAGCTGACAGTTCTAAACTTGCATCTGTCAGGCAGTCAATCGCTACTGGCGTTGCTCCTGTATATATTTTAAGCCCTTTTCCTGCTACTTTAGCCATGATTATTTATTATTAGGTTAATAATGTATTATTATAGTTAGGATACACTCTTAAGCATTGTTTCGAATGCTGATTTTGTTCCTAAAATGTTTGCTTCTCTAATTTTTAAGCTTGTTAAATCTTCTTTTAAGGCATCCTTTCCCCTCTCTAAATTTATTATCTCCGCTTTTAATAGCGTTATCTTATTTGTTTTTTCCTTGATTGCTTTTAGATTCTCTCCAATCTGATCGCCTTTAGCTTTTAATTGTTTAAAGTTTTTTCCTTGTTGCTCTTTTGCTTCGTCAATAGCTGCTAAAATTGTTGCTTTATCCATGATATGTTTTTTTAATTTTCAATTTCTTTTTCATTCTCCAATTGGATTGCTAAAGCTGTGTTTGGGTCAACCTTTTTAGAGCGAACTAACCAGGCTTTTTTGCCCTTTGTGAACTTATCCCCAATAGTGTGGAACAAATCAATTACATCTCCTTTTTTGACTTGTTTTAAGCTATGTGGGTGACTTCCGTTTTTAATCGCTCTATACATCATAATTATAAAGTATAAGGTAGATTCACCGATATTTCAAAGCGGAGAATCCTGTGGAATAATTTTAAATCAAAATCAAATTGTCCATCTGATTCGTCTGTTGGGATTATGTAGCAAACATCAATACTTTGATTAGTAAATCCATGTTGATAATTCAAAGTGTTTTTGATCGCTTCTGATATAACTGTTAAGTTTTCGTAAGAATCAGAAAAAACATTTATCTGTATAAAAATCTTATCTGCTATTTTTTGATATCCTTTCACCTCCATTCCATCAGTTCCAACTCTTTCGTAAGTAATCGCAGGAAATAAAGTGTTTTGAGGTACGATGATTGGATAAATTTTACTCCCTACTAAGCTCGTAACCGTAGCGTTATTTGATAGTAGGTTATGAATTACTTTTCCAATCATTTGATATTATTCTTTCTTTTGAAAGTTTTTAAAATTGCTTTTGTCTTAGCAGTTATTTTTGAAAAGACAATTTGCTTGGTAGATAAATAAGCCTTTTCTAAAAAATGTACTCCTTTTTGATGCACACTCCCATGCTCGACAATGTGAGCATAGTAAGCATCAACTCTATTTCCTTTAAACTCTCCACTAGTGCCACTCTTGCTTAATCTTGCCCCAACAAACACCGCTTTGGTCCGTCTTAGCTTTGTCAAAAAACCTATTGCTCTTTTTAAGTTATTTGGGAAGTAGGTAGCTATTACTTTCCCGTTTTTGTACCGCTTAACTGGTTTTGAAGCCGTTGGTACATTTGCTTTTGCTGCTTTCATTAATGGTTTTGAGGATTCCTTTAAAACCTTCTTTAAGGCTTTTTGCTCATACTCTTTAGGCAGTCTTTTTAAGGTATTAATAACCCGTTGGACATCCTTATTAAGTAATTGCTTATTATTCATTATTCTTTTAGTTCAGACCGTAATATTAAAAACTGTTCCATTCCCTCTTCTGTGATAGATTTGATATCATAAAGCTTGGACCTATACGACACACGTAGCTTTTTATCTAAAATGGTAGCATCATACCGAATAGTAAAAACAATGTCTGTGAAGGCTGTTATGCGACTTGATTCGTCTTTTTCGTCACTAGTTCGGTTGCTGTAATCTACATTTGCCCAAACTGTTTTTAAATCACTCCATGTTACCACTTCCCCTCCATAAACATCCTGTGTAGGTGCATAACTTTTGATAGTGATTCTTCTTCTTAACAATCCTATCCTTTCATTTTTGCTATGTTCATTAACCTTTATCATACAAATCTAAAATTCATTTCTCTTTTCAATAAATCCATTACAGTAGTCGGTAATTGCTGTACTCTGTTTTGCCTATGTTCGTATAATTCAGCAACTATTAACTCAATTGCATCCTTGAAATGATCTGGTACATCTTCTGCTAAACCATAACCAACCACTAATTCAATTTCAACTGCGTTCAGTTCGTTTTGAGTAGTCGGATAACTTTCGCCATGCCTGGGTAATATCCTTGCTTCCCTTGATACTAAGTCTTTATTCCATTTGGTAGTGGCCCAAGTTGAGTAAGTTAAATCGATTGTGTCACTCGCTATGTACTTAATAGCTGTGATTGATTGAATTGGAAAAACAGGTAATACCAAAGTCTCTGAAAGGAACGGAAAACGGTCACAATAAATCTTTACCGTTTGAGTAACTAAAAACTGGTCTGTCAGGTCTTCAATGTATTTTCTGGCTGTTACCCCTAATGAGGTAATCAAAGCGTCTTCTATGGTATCATCTATACCCCTGATGTGTAGCTTTAATTCGGCTAAACTAACAGGTTCTTCTGTTGGTTCTGTTGTTACTTTCCAAATCATTACCTAGTTTCTTTTTTAGCTTTTGATGTAGCTGTTTTGCGCTTAGTTGAAGGTTTTGCAGCTTTTACTGATTCGGCATAATTAGCTTTTACTAAATCAGCCGCTAACCTTTCACTAACTTCAACTATCTCCCCCGCTGCATAAGCAAATGGTTTCCCTTTGAAGTTTTTTCCTGCTACACTATTTAATAATTTGATAGTTTTCATATCTCTTTTTTTTTGAAAGAAAAGGGGCTTTTTATTAACCCCTTTTCTGCAAACTATGAGAAAACCTTTACTAAAAGGTAAGTTTATGCTTGAATCAAATGCTTAACTGCACTTGTATTGATCAATTCACCATCAGCCCTCATGTAGGCAAAGAAACCAGTAGAACGCTTTTCTACATATCTCTCAGTAGCTACTACTAATTCAATATCTTTCACGGTTCGATTAATATACTTGGACATATCACCAAACAACATTGTCTTTTGACCTGTTGCGATGTCTGCCATATCATCATTAATCACATACTGGTGTCCTTCGATTTTATCAGGTTGACCAACAATCATTGATGGTTGCCATAAAGGTCTAGCATCACTAGCACCAATTGTTATCTGCTTTAATGAGCTTAATGTTTGGTCAGTAAACATCAATCTAGCATTTTTGCTTTTTCGGTATGAGCTATTCACAGAGTGAATTAGTTTCACTATATCTGGTCTCGAAATTGCTGCTGCTGCTGCTGCTGTGATTCCCAAAGATGAAGCTGTAACAATTCCATTTGGTTGAGAGGAACCTGTACCTACTGTTAAATGGTTGTTAATTGCTCGGCCTAATCTTTCCCCTAACATTTCAGCCAATAAGGTCTGAATATTAAAGTAAGAATCTTGCAACAATTCCCAAGAAACAAGAACCAATTTAGAGGTATAAGTATAAGCGTCTAATTGCTTAGAACCAAAAACTAAATCTTGTTCTGAATCTCCTGTTGTTTCTGTAATAATTGCACCAACATTGCTAGTATCATCAACTGTAGGCCAAGGAATAGGGTTACCTGTATTCGTTCTTAGGTTTCTGGAAACTTCCATCATACCTCCGAAAAACTTCATTTGCTTATCAATCTCATTGCTAAAACCTTCTGGCATTAAGTAACCTCCTTGTGTGTTAGTGCCTACTGTTTGCGCTCTACTTTCTCCACTAACTAAAATCTTATGCTCTTGGTCAGATAATCGATTAGATCGACTTTGCTTGATGTATTTTTCAAAAGCCGTTCCGTAATCCTTTTTTCTCTTTTCTCCTTCTTCTTTCTGCCTGTCAAGGTCACCTCCCTGGTCTTTTACAATTGCTCTTTGCTCTCCTTCTTCTGAGTCCAATTTAGCCATCTTTTCAAATCGTTCTGCTTCGGCTAAATATCGCTTTTCATCTGCTTCGGCTGCTGTCCATTGTCCTTGCACTTCGTCAGTCCAATTATCAGCGTGATTTGCTTGTAAATCTCGCATAGCCTTAACTGCTTTGCCCCTTTTCTCACGGGCTTCTTTTGCTTTAATTAAAGACATTTTATACTAATTTTAGGTTAATAATAAGTAGCGACAATTCGCTATTTTAGGACAGTTCTAAGAGGTATAATTGTCGCTCTCTTGCTGCCTTTTTATTTTCTTCCTCCTGTGTTGGAGGGGTTACATCGTTTTTATCTCTAAATTCTGTGAAACTTCTTACTGATACCTCTGTAGTAGAATAAGCAGGAAAGGTCACGGGGCTGACATCAAACAACCTTTTTACTTTCTTGATGTGTCTTACCCATTTAGTAAAATTGTCATCCGTTTCAATCTTTACCCACTCCGCTTCTTCAACTGTAAATCCAAAACTTGATTGATTGATATTTCCAAGTCGAATATTTACTAATAAGTCATTTGCATAGCTTACGTCAGGTGTTTCATACTCATACTTTAACCCAATATCATCAACTGATAAAGTCAAAGTTCCTGCTGCGTTTCTAGCTAGAATCAAATTGTTATCATGGTTAAATAATGCTCTTACGTCATCTTCTAAAACATCATCAAAAGCGCCTTTTTCAATCGTTTCTACCCAATCCCACCCTAATAGCTCACTTTCTTCGTCAAACTTAGCTGCATATCCTACTACCTTGCGGCTTTCTTCTTCGCCATCTTGTCTTACCTCAACTTTATGTGCTGTAGTTCTCCTTTCTATTTGCCCTGTTTTAATCTTAGGTTTTGACATTATTCTACTGTATTTAATTGAGGGTCAACCTCATTATTTTTAAAGGATATTGGTCTCTTGATCGATTTAGATTCTTTTGTATTCTTTGTGTTATTCTTGACGTACTTTAGCCTATCTTCTTCTTTCGCTCCTGCCATGTTAAGTTGAATCCAATGTTTTTTACTCCAATCTGTGTTAAGGGTGTTTAATCCAATCATCTTACGCCCATCATCAATATTCATCACACCACCATTTATCATTGTTCTGATAAACTCGGCAGTTTTTTCACTATCTGCTCGTAATAATTCTGTGAAATCAAAACCAGTTTCATGGGTCATTATTTCCCCTTCTTCTAGTAGCTTCATATCAAGCTCTTCCTGCCAATTTCGTGCAACTGGCCTAAGTGACTTGTTAATAAAATCCCTTGCTATTTGCTCAATATTGTTGAAGCTCATTTTATCCAATGCCGATAACATATAAAGAGGTACATTAAACCATCTTGATACGTCCTCAACTGATAACTTTCTACTATCTCCCAACATTGATTCCTGTGGAGTCAAGCCAATACGCTTATACTCCATTCCTCCTTCCAAAACTGGTGTGCTTCCTGCTTGACTAAATCCACCATGGCGAGCTGACCAACTTTTAGAAATGCTTTGCTTCTGTGGGTCACCTAGTTTACCAGGGAATTGTAAGTATCCACTAATGTGAGCGCCATTTCCAAAAAATGCTGCTTCGAACTCCTGAGCCGCTACTGCTAGACTAATGTTTTCCTTTCCTAGATGGATTGGGCTTAAACCATTGATACCGTCACATGAAAAATTCCTTAAGTGAATCATATCAGTGAAAGGCACTTCAATCTCTTTACCTTTATCCTTATAGTAGTAAATCAAATCTCCATTATCGGTCTCTTTGTACCTGACTAGACTTGGCCTAATGATTTTTAGCTCTTTAGGTCGCTGTGTTATTCTATTTCGGATAATTCTAGCAAAAGCATTACCTCTTAATTCAAGTAACGCTTGCATGGTCCATCTGAATTGAAAAGAGGTTAAATGTCTGTGCGGTCTTTTGGATATAAGTCTATTAACTGGATGTAATCTATCCACCTTTTTCCCTGTTTCGTCTACTTCATACACTTGAAAAGGTAAAGAAGCTATCATATCAGCTTTAATCCTTACTGCTGCATAAATAGCTGATATTCCTAATGCTCTATCCTCTGTGAGATTTACACCCGATTTGGTTTTACCTCCAAAGAAATCCACTAACCATTGAGCAGGATTGGAAAGGCTTGTACTCGGATTGTTTACGCTCCTTGTTTCTACCTCTGTAAAAAACAGATTTGAGATATTTCTAAGGTTTATGTTTTTTCCGAATAACTTCATGTCGCAATTATGCGGGTGTTTTTGAGTTATTTTGGCAAACTTAGTTTTAAAATGAGCAGAAATGGTTGAGTAAATCGATTCTAAGGGGTTATATATGGCGTATTAGAGCGTTTTGGGGTTGTTTAGTATATATGGTAGGTTGAAAATAAAAACGCCTTAAATCTTACGAAATAAGGCGTTTAAAGGTGGTTAGTTTATCTTATTTGACTATGGAGTATCAATAGCTTTAAAAAAACTTCACAACTCATCATTTTTGATTGTATGCAAAGTTCCTTATACTCTTTACTGGCTTGGTAAACTAAAAACGAATCTCGCAAATAGTCCTGAACCATCGAACTTTCAAAATATAGTTTAAATTCCTTTAATGCGTCTCGTTCTTTTTTAGGAAGTTGTTTTTTATTAGGCATTGGTCGTAGGGTTTAATAAGTTATGAATAAAGTTTCTTCCTTTCTCCGTCCATTTCGTATGGTGTCGGCTCTTTTCATTACCATTCCTGTCTTCCCATAATATAGTGCTTACTTCCGTATATCCTTCATCTGCGTACCCTTCCGTTAATACCCATTGCCCACTTATTTTGTACTGTACGCCTTTTGCTGCTAGTATCTTATTTAGCTTTATGGCACTCATGCCCATTTCTTTGGCTATGTGCGTAATAGGAAAACTACCTTTGGTCGCTAATACTCTATCGTGGTACTCAATCTTAGGTTGGTCTTTTTCCTGTTGCTCTAGTAACTGTAAAATCAATCGTTGCTGCTCTAATTGGCTCGGTATCCGCAATGGTTGTTTTAGTTGCTTCTCGCATTCGATAAAATAACGCCTTGCTTGTCTGCCCTTTTCGTTGTTTTCGACCATAGCTAATTCTTTTGCCATGTCTAGGGTAATGCAGTATTCTATTCGGGTAGTTGCTCCGTTTTCTCGCTTCATAGAATTATGAAACGAGGTGTAATCAATATTTACAACAAATTGATATTTCTTTATCCTAGATTTAATCCAGTCAGAAAACTGTTGCTTTGATTCTAAAAAGTAATGTAAATCACGTGCAGAAATGCACTTTTGGAAAGTCTTGCCTTTTTTGATAGGCACTAATTCTGAAATCTTAACCATTGGTCGTTATATTAAGGATAAGACTATGGGCAGAAATCTAAAAAATAATCAAAAGCATAACGACCAAGTTCCACTATTGACTAACAAATACATATCGGGCTTAATGCCGAAAGGATAGGTTTAGATTCTGCCCAAATCTTATATATCGTAAAAAATAAAGTTAAAGGAAACGATTCATTAATCATTTACTATGGAACATTGGTCGTTATTCGCTACAAAACTATATTTAAATAATGATAAAGTCAAGACAAAACTATTTATATGACTTGTTTCCTTCTATTTCGTTAGCAATTAATTCCATTTTAGCAAATATTACCCCAAAAAAACTTTTTGGTTTTTTGTTGTAGTAAACTTCCCTATACTCTGTTTTCTTTTCTTTAAAAAGTGGTGAAGTCTCTAGTGCATTTTCATCACCCGCCCATTTTGCTGAAATAGTTATTTTGTTTTTTGTAGTAGTTATTTTAAAATAATACCACATTTTTATTCCTAATTTAGTTAAAGTTAATTCTTCTGTCACAATAGACCCGAAATCTTTATTACTGCTTTTGATCTCCAAATCATTTGCAATAATAGACTGTCCTGTGATTTTATAATTATCATCAGCCGTTAAATCGTTTTCAATTATTATTTTAGTTGTCTTTTTATGAATAGGTTGCCCCCATAAAGAGCCACAAGTCAACAAAAAGGCAAAAAGGGTTAATAACTTCATTTTATGATAGTTTTAAGTGATAAAAGAAGATAATTTAAATTAAAAAAAGGATTAAGTCAAATGAGGTAATCAAAACAAAAACCGTCCATCGTAACGCAACGGTGGACGGAAAATTAATTTAAAACGGGTTAAAAATGAAAATTAATACTTCTTTTCGTGTTTATGAGGTCTTAGTGAATTGACTAATTGCTTCTTCTACTATTTTAGATAAGCAATTATTTAGACTCTTTGAGTAAGAGTCATAACTAACTCTAACATCATCATTGCGATAAGACGGCTTATCTTCCATAGTATCTACTAATACAAGTTTTATCACAAAATCGTTATTGATTTCCTTGTTAGGAAAAGACAAATAAATAGAATACCGCCCTTTGTAAATCGTTATTGTTTTAAATCTAAAATTCATAATTTTTATTTTTTTTTATTGGTTCGTAATTGCTCGGCTCTCTTAAGTTTGTTTCTTATCTGTCTGAGCCTATATTGTCTTCTTGCACTAGCAAAAGACTTGTAACTACTGTATCGATTGACCCCAAAGAAAAAATAATATTCTTCCTCTGTTTTAAGGTATGCAGCTTTATAAGTTTTACATTCACTCGCATGAAATAGGAACCTATCAACGTATCCCTTAGCGCCAACCAACTTTATAGCCCAAACTGGAATTAAAATTTTATCTGTATCTGTCATACATAAAAAATCTCACTAGATTTATAAGCAGAAGTATCCCCACCCTTAGCTCTCCAAATTAGATATTGAGCAAATGACATTAATAAACCTACTATACCATCAACTTTGCCTGACTTATTCCTATTAACTTTTTTATAACCGTCCGTATCTGTGTATAGTGCGACATTAGACATCATCCACCGCACAATGGGGCTTATGTCATATTCTATCAATCCAAGCTCTATAAGGCTTTCTATCTCTGTAATTGGGGCATTCATTACCGTAGTCGTTTGGCTCAAAGGGTTTAATTCTAATCCATCATCTGTTAAGTCTGACACTATTCTGGTTGAAAACTTTCTATCATACCCTGTCCCCTGTAAATCAAAATATTCCGAATCTTTTAGTATATCTTTTCTGATATAAGCATAGTCTATCACATTGCCAGGCGTTAAAGTAATCAATCCTTTTGCGGCCCAATCTCTATAAGGTGCTTTATGTTCTCGCTCTAGGTTTTCAATATTATCCTCTGGTAAGTATAGAGTTATCTTAAACTTAAATGGCTCCCCATCTTCTATTGGTGGAATTAATACGGCCCAAGCTGATAAATCAAATTTGCTAGATAAATCTAAACCACCAAAAGCTAAACGATTTTGTAAACCTTTCCAATCAATAGGCTTTTGTAGCTTTTTCCATTTTTCATCTGTCACCCATGAACTAATGGAAGATACCCAAAAATTGAGATGTCTAGTTTTCCAGTAGTTTAACTTTGATACTCCTAAATTCTTTGCCGCTTGACAGCTAGATATTAAATTCTCTAAACTTACCCCTCCAACAATCCCTAAAGAAGGATTCGCCATGGGCCATAAATTAGGGTCTTCCCATTTGTCACCTTCTAAGTATTCATCATCTAAAGTATAAATCATTGACAATAAGGTGTCATCCTCTTTTATTCCCTTTAGAACATCAATGCAGCTATTTCTATATTGATAACAATAAGACCCAAGCGAACTCCCCGCTGTAGTGATTATAAACAACAATGGTTGTGAACGGGCCACCATGGAAGTTTCTATGTTTTCCACTTGTGAACCGTCTTTATGTGCGTGTAATTCGTCTACAATGCCGCAATGTGTATTAATACCTTCTGCACTAAGTGAGTCTTTCGATAAGAAAGTGACAAAGCTATTAGATTCGTGTGAAAAGATTCGTGTAGAATTAGGAGCAGGAATGGTACGTCTAACACTAGCTGACTCCATTCGCATCATTTTAACCATTTCAGCCATAACATTAAAACAGATTTTAGCCTGTTTTTCAACTTTGGCAGCAATGTAAGTCTCTGCTCCGTTTTCTCCATCAAAGAAAGTCATTAGGTTTCCTACACCCCCTGCATATTCTGTCTTACCATTCTTTTTTGGCACTTCTACATAAACTGTACGTACTAACCTTTTTTTTGTAGCCTTTACTTTCCACCCAAAAGTGTAGTATAAAATAAATTCTTGCCAACCTAATAATTGAAAAAGCGCTTTAGCTGCATCCCCTTTGGTGTGTCTAAACCTTTTAAAGGTGTCAATTGCTTCAGCTGCTGCATCTTCATCGAAATAAATACCCTTCTCTTCTGAATGCTCCAATAGATAAAGATGCTTTTCAATCGACATCTTTATATTTTTACAAACTAAGATGTTGTCATTTATAACATCCTCAATGTATTTTTTGGCTTGAATCATAAAAGCTTAAATAAAAAGTAAATTAATCCTATGTTGAAAATTATCTCAATCAAGTGAAGTAGAATAAGCAGGTTGTTATATCGCTTTATTTTACAATACAATTTCATTGCTCTTTTGTATTGACCCAAACTAAGCCCCCCGTTTATCCTATTCTTTTCAACTAGTTTAAAAAAGTCTCTTTTTTTACGTAGATATATTTTTTCAACTCTTTTAAAAATCATCCTACTTTTTTTAATTTATTTTCGAATGGGTCAACTGGCTTCGATTCTTTATTTGAATCCTTCAAAGGTTTAACCCGTTCTGCAAAACTGGCTAAATCCTCTCTTGCCTTTATTGTTAATCCAAGCTGCTTATTAGCATCTTTTAGAAACTCTCTTTCTCCTTTCAAAGCATTATAGTACCCACTCGTATTAGTAGCCCCACTTTGGTAGATTTGAACTAATCCCTCTTTATTGGTCACTCTGGTGTATTTTGCTACATTCCACATTGACACCGCTACCTGAGAGACATAAAAAGAGTCAATATTTTGCAATAAACTATGATCATTGATGTGTTCACAAATCCTTTTATAAATCTTAACCTGGGCAGGATTCAAATAGGATTCATGTTTAGGTATATCAATTTTCTTTTTTGGTAAGGCCATTTCTGGTCTGTCTGCTCTTTCTGTTCCTTCTAACTTTTTTTGCTCTGCTGTTTTCTTTTTACCCATGGTGATTATTTATTTTGATAAAGTAAATTTTTATTGTTATATCCCCCCACTCTCTAAAAAGTGACAAGACAAAAAGTTTGT